GAAGAGGGTGATTAGTTACAACCACGGCCCCAGATCGTACCACTGATTACAGCGAAGCTTCTTAACAGAAAGCTTCACTTGTCCTCTTAAGGTATAGCTGTTGCCATAACTTATCTCGCTGCTACCACGTATTCGGTCTAGTAATAGACCGGTACCTTCAAAAGGTTGACTCTTTATGCCAACCTGTGTTAAGCCTACGAAAGAGAAGCCTTCATGGCCATCTCTTAAATAAGTTGGGGCGGCTTCATCAAAATTTGAGAAGAAGCCAACGTCCGAATATAACCTCTCCTGGGTGTAACTACACACAGAAGAGGTTGTGGGAACCATCAGCCTTAAGGCCGTTGGGACCCGACGGACCAAATAGTCCACAGAGCGTCTGTACTTACTATCACAACCATAACAATGATTGCGACGATGAGCATAAAGCCTGAGATTATTAGCCAATTTGTAAATAGACGAAACATTTCGAAGTTTATCCTTTAGATAAATGGGTTTGCAGTCGAAACCGTTAAAATAATGAGATCCACAAGATTCGCGAAAATAGGTAGAAGAGAAACTCTTCTTCTTATTGACGCGAAATCCCATGAATTTTGTCAAATTAACGAAAGAGTCCAGAGCATGTACGGGGATAATGACATCATCACCATACACGCTAATTTTCTTAGCAGAATGCTCGGTTGTTACCGATGCGCATGCGAAGAAGATTAAGGATTCTAATTCAAAGGTGAAGCCGTTCCCCATTGAGGAGAACTTATTCCACCACTGAGTAGTTCCATCGGGATTAAGACGGACCTTAGATCTACAAGTATTAAGGATATTAAACCACGAAGGTGGTAAGATATCACGAATAACTTCAGAAGAGATTGAATCTGAAGCAGAAGAAAAATCAATAGTGGCTAAAGAGGAGTCGCGAGACCCTTCAGCAGCTAAAGATTGATTGATCTTCTGACTTGAAAGATCGATGCCAAACCGAGCGAGGCGACGCCTGATCATTTTTCCAAGGCCCTTTTGGAGCCATAGGTTAATGCCAGGTTCAATCGCTATAATTCGATCGGTTTTAGCATTTTTAGGGACAGATGTAATAGTGTTACCTCTCTGGAAGGATATTCCTTTTACTGTATGTAAATGGTACATCCAACCAGGATATGCAGCTGATAAAACAGCCGCAAAGAGGTCGTACGCATCGTGTGTTATCCCATTTTCATCATGGAATTTATTAGTGGCTGAAACGTGACTGCCTTTTAACAAGGTAGTAACGCCGGGCCCCCAATCGCAACAATCAAGATGTTCTTCAATCGAATAGTCGCCGAGAATCTTATCTATTTTTAAACTAACAGCTGAAAGCTGGCTAGCTATCAAGCCATTGTAATCTGGCTGATTAGATAAATTCTTAAAACGACGGTTCGTCTCTGCGCACAGGAGTTCAAATTCTTCGAATTTCCTGAAAGCTTCATCACGCTTGGAAACACCAAGTGGTAAGAAGCTAGCCTTACTAAGGAACTCAGTAGGCACGTAAGATAACCGAAAAGACTCCGCATCATTGTAATCCAATGGATCACATTGAAGATTCACTAACTGCAAAAATTCTTTATTTTCATAAAGCATCCAAACGGTAAGAGAACGAGGGGAATCTAGGTCATGAAGAAAGTTCAAGATCGCGATGTCAGTGACTGAATCATCAACGCGAAACTGCTTGGCTAAAGCCATAGCACTCTTTAATGAGTTTTTCATTAAATATCCTTAATTGGTAAACGAAATCGGGTATTAACCGATGATACAAACAATACTAGGATTAAATCCTAGTAGGGTTAGTAAACAGTTTCAAAATCCTGAACGGCCGAAGTAACAACAGCGTGAGCAAGGAAATTACGAGCATAAGCAAGTAAATCTTTGCGCTGTTGCAAACTCGAGCGTTCAGGAAGGACAAACTCAACGTTTACGAGAGGTTGGTAAGCTAAAGTAGGACCTGGTTGAATACCAGTAGCCGTGTTTGGCGAAGTAACCTCAAGGACAGGAGTAACAATTTTGGCAGTTACGCGATAATTACGGTTCGTCTTTGTAGGCGGACGAACGGAGAATGTAACTTTAGGGAAACCTAGAGCTACACCTCCGATACGATCTGCGTACGCAGCGACACCATTGGAATCAATCATGACTGGGCTGAAAGTGTGAGCTACCGGGGTAGCGGCACCATCATTTAGGGTTAAGACTGCTATTGCAGACATAGTTAAGACCTCTTAGAAGTTAAATTGCGAAGTAGAGCAATAGCATTAGCAACATGGGTGGCACTGAATGGATTCTTAAACTCAGGGAAAGCTGGCAGAGGAAGAGTAGTATGAACTTCTCTCCTAACGTCAATCAATTCACCTGAAGCTTTATAGCCTCCAGCAGTACCAGATGTTACACCTGTTAAGCTCGTTTCAAAGTTGTGAGTTACAACTGCATCGTAAGAACGATACAGATAAACCGTGGTCGATCCAGTGATATACTTAAACCCAACATGGGCGTCTAACATGGAAAGGTAATTCCCTAAGGGAAGGAACCAATCGATCACGAAGGAGTAAGGCATAAGTTCCCAGGCCACTTCGGCCGGGTTCGTAAGCCCAAGTGATGTAGCTGAAACAGTAGATGCAGATTCGAACCATGCCACCGTGGAGGTTTCCAATATATAATTTCTATTGATAATCTCTTCACGGATGACATTACGTGCGCCCTGCGTCTCTATTTTAGTCGTATCACCTCCTTTGTAACGTTTGCGAGTAACGACTCTATTACGAGACTCGCGAAGCTGACTTTTCGCAACAGCAACAGCAGCGCCATAGATGTCGTCCAATAAAGGACGCCAACCATATTGCAGCTCGAGCCATACGGAATGAACAGCAGCCTGAGATTGTCGACGACCAGCGGGAGCTCCTTTACGGATTCTCCCTTGTTTGTCGAAATGATCAGGTAACGAGGAGGTAGTTAAGCCTAGCTTTTTTGTAGCCGCACGTAACTTACCACGTTTTAAAAGCAAATAAGCTTCTGCAATACGGGGAACAAAACTGGTGAACATGTTCGCTAGTTGTTTCCGTTCGGCAAAAGCAACAGCAAGATTGACATCCGAGCCTTTCAGCTTAGTAAGCATCTTGTTGGTACTCGCATTACGATATGAATCGAAATCAGCTTGAGAAAACGGATAGTATTTATCCGTTGTAATCAAAGCAGTTGACAATACATATCCTCGTCGTGTCAATATATAATTTTTAGAACCATTTAATTGCGTCCAAGAAAAATACTTAGGAGGCCTTTCCAGTAATTTCGTAAAAGTATACGGTCTTAATGGAAGAGGAATCTTATGTGCTTTTCGGTAGGCGTAATCGACGGTTTTACTTTTCACACGTGTGCCAGATTCATACGCCAAATTGGCAGTAATAAAGGAACGAGTTGTTTCGGGTGGATAACCAATCGTTTGAATGGTATCCTCGATAAAATCGCCCTTTAAACTCCAATTAACAGGTGATGACATGGTAACTCCGATGAAAAGTATAGAGATATATATATAACAATACCGTAACCGGTAGACGTCGCCTCGCGGCGAAGACAGCTGGAAACAGCAAAGAAAACCTC